CTAGGGTATTTTCCACAACTCCAATGCAAAATGCACAATCATTAAAACGAATAGGTAGTGGAATTTATGTTATGGACGGAAAACAGGCGCAAATAAGGGAGGGGGCCAGGATTTTTTATAACAAAAACAATGAAATTGTGGAATGGAATATAGTTTCTAATCAAATTGAAACCCGTTTCTACAACAGTAGTGGGGGAATCGTGTCTTATCAAATAGATGATAATCTTAATTTTTACGTATTTGACAATTATTCTACTTGCCATGTTTTTAATTCTTCCGGATTTGTTTTAACAAAATTTCAAGTTCCAAGTTCGGGAAATGTCATAGCCAGTGATTTTTCTAAAATATATAGAAATGAAAAAAAAGAATCCACAATATATGCAATTTGTTCTTCTTTTGATAATACAGGAATGGTTGCTTTTATAGATTGTAACACACTACAACCCAAATTCAGCCCGAATGAAATTGATATTGAATATGCTACTTTTAATTATTCTTTATCAAGTTGCATAAGAACACCAATATCAAATACGGATTATAACCATGAAGTTTTAGATCCCGAATATCCCGGACACACATTTTCCGTGCGTATCACTTTGCCAAATGTTTATCCTTCATTTGAATCAGATGAAATAAATTTGAAATTTGATTTAACCAGATTAAACTATGGTCCTCATGAATTTTGTTTAACGTTTGATTCAGTGGAAGGTACCTCTAATTTAATTGTGGATGGTCAAATTGTAGATTCGAAAAGTTTTGACCCAGCAAAATATACTTTAAGCGAAATCATAACTGAACCTTTTAGTTTTGGTTCCACGAGTTATTTTGGGGGTATTAATTTGTTTTCAAAACTTAAACAAAATAATTCTTTTACCATTTCCAACGTGAACATGCGTGACATTTATTTCTTTACAAAAAGTTTTGATTACTACACGATAAGATTTTTACAAAAACTTTCAAAAAATATACAACCTGTTTTGTTTAATCTTCCGTCTTTAAATAGAAATTACACTGATTCTGTAGACAAGTTTTTTAGACAAAGGTTGCCTTATCGTAAATCTTCTGCAATAGACATATCTATCAATAACTCAAAAATAAACAATTCAGAAGCTCGTGCATATGTTCAATCTCAATTAAATGAAATTTTACTTAATAATTTTCCTTATATGACTGAAATCAAAAATCTTGTTTGGAGAGAAAACGTATGATCGCCATAGACCAAGAATTTAAAAAAGAAAATTTTATTTTTGATCGGGTAGTGGGAGATTTTGTAAAACTTCCTTATGACTTTAATAAAATTCAAATTCCTGTAAACGAATTAAGTATTGCAGACACTTTAAATTTAAGATTTGATTATCTTCACAAAAATCTTTTATATCTTTATTCTCAAACAAAAATTTTAACAAATCAAATTCCTTATTCATATACCAATTGGCTGGGAATAGTTTCCGGTTTTAATCAAATTGCCTGGAATCCAACATATATACAAAACACAAGTGCTTCTCCTTTTTCTGTCATAGGACTTTCTGCGTTTGATTTTATTCAAGATTTAGTTGTATCCCCCACCACAGACGGTGAAAATCTTATAATCATTGCTTCACAAGGCGAAACAATATTTTTTAGTAAATTTAAAAAAGATTATTCTAATTTCAATATTTTGCTTTCTTCAGTTTATGTGGATGAAAAAACCCAATTTAACAATGGAAATATTACTGACATGATTTTGGATGGAAATGATTTGTATGCAGTGGATGCACTAAACGATAATATCATACTTTATGATATTGAGGGTTTTATAGGAGGAGAAAATGTAAAATTAAACAAACGGTACGTTAAAAAAATAATAGGGGGTCAGGGAGGACGTTACGATAATAGCGAATTTAATTACCCTTGCGCGGCGGATCTTTACATGAGCACTCTTGTGGTGATGGATAGTGGAAATTCTTGCCTTAAGTTTTTCGACGATCAGTTGAATTGGAGATATTCTCTTGTTCTTAAAAAGTTGTTTTCCCTTTACACCATAGTGGATTTAAAATTACATAAAAATCAATTTACAGGAATTACTGAAATATTTCTTCTTTCCAAAGAAAACAAAATCATAATCGTGGACGTAAACAGTTCTGTTTATAAAATTATAGATTTTTCAGAAGAAACTTCCGAAAATGAATACTCTATAAAATATGTTTTTAGTAAAAACACACCAAACATTTTTTATATACTAACAAACAAATCTCTTTATAAAAAATATTTTTCAAGACCAACTACAAAAATTGGAAAATTTAATTTAACCAATAATGGTCTGAGTAACTTTAATCTTCAGGCAATAGATCTGTATTTGAATAATAACTTGGATGAAATTTTAATTTTTTCAAGAACAGCACTCACATCAACACTCACTGCCGGAGAAATATTTAGATTTGTTGAGCCAAACACAACAAACAACATGCTTTATTCTTATGATTTTGAGATATTTTCTCCAGAACAAATACACGTTAAAAACGAAGAATACTCACAATCTTTTGTTTTTAATAAAAGCATAATAAAGCAAATCAACAACAATTATATTCTTGTAAATCAAGCCCGACAAAGATTTAAATTTGATTTGGATCCTTATTTGCCTTTATCTGCAGTGGACATTCAAATGACTAATCAAGACATTTATGAAAGTTATAAATTTATAAAAAATATTTACGTAGACGATACAATTCTTTCAGATCCTGATCTTGTAATATCTTGCAATAATTTTATTGGAAATAATGAAAACTATCAAAGTGATACTATAAATCGTTGTTTGTTTGAATTATATTTGCAACAATTATCTATTTTAAAATTAATACAAGGAGATACTCCTTTCCCAATACCGTTATTTTTTAGTGAGTGTAACATAATAACCATTGCGGCCGGACAGGAAATGCAAGGAATAGGGGACGGAGCATTTCTGATTAGCATAATATGTAATTGATTTTATAAATAAATATATGGCTGGAAACTACCCTTTTCATGGAAAACTGCATCGTTCCACACACCATACCACCCCTACTCCGGGTGTTTTGGAGAGCGGAACAGATCCTATTGCCGGACCATCCAGCAAATTTCAAGGAATTTTTTATACCCAAAATGAAGCAAGCAGTTATGAGTGGTATAGTAGTTATACAACCTTAAAAGCAAATAGTGCTTATTGGGTTAGCGTTTATACCACAGTATATGCCAACAGCGCTAGGTGGGAGAGTGTGTACACATCATCCAATCAAACCAGTGCCAGCTGGGATAGCGTTTATACCACGGTTAGGTTGTTGAGTGATGCTTGGGAAGAAAGTTTCATCATATCTCCGCTTCAAATTGCCAGTGCAGGATGGCAAAGCAACTATATAACCACCAATGCCAACAGCGCTAGTTGGTCGAATGCATACACAAACTTGGTTACCAATAGCTCATTTTATTTGTCGGGGGGTGCGGCAAATCTAATTTCTTTTGATCCTATAACAACCACAACATATTTTTCAGGAAGGTTGACTCCTTTAACACTGACTGCTCCCACAGTTCAGGAAGCTCTCAGTGCATTAAATGACCGAATCAATTCCATTTATCTTCTTTTGCAGGGATTAACAGCAAATCAATCCACTATTTTGGTTGGAATAACAGGATCATCATAACGTTATGAGCTTGAGTTGCACCGTAACACAAAATGTCAGCACATTTTATAGCACAAATCTAAACAGCCGTATTCAGGCGTTTAATGATTTGGGAGTGAGAATTAGCCGTCAACTGGGCGCGCCTCTGGTTAACATTGAAATTCACCAGGATCAACTTTATGAAAACATAGCAATTGCCGTGGAAATGTTCAGCAAATTTGCGGGATATACAGATGAATATGTTGTGTTTGACAGCGACCTTTATGAGGACGGAAAAGGTTTGAGATTAGACACGTTGTTCAGTTTGACTCCAGATTTTAATTTCCGTTACGACATTCGAAATACCAGCATTAACAGCATGTATAACATTGGTAATATGGTAATTGGTGATCCAGAAAATCCCATGGCGTTTCAGGTCGCCAGTCCTGATCCAGAGGGAAATTTTGCTGATCAAATTTCTATTCTGAATTCTTATGATTATCTTGTAAAAACATATCGTAAAGTCATAGATATTCGTTATTTTGAAGAAGGTAGTAGCACAGGTGTCAATACGTTGTTTACCATCGAACAAACACTGGCCCAGCAAACATATTTTAGCTATGCCATGGGCAATTATGGATTTGATCTTATCAGTTGGTATATTCTGAAAGATTGGTTAAAAAATCGGGAAAAACTTTTAAGCATTCCTCGTTCCGTCAAGTTTGATGAACGCACACAATATTTACAAATGTACCCCCCTCCTCGGACTCCCGGATCCGGAAGCAGATTTTATGGTGTTCTGAATTGCTATGTGGAACGTCCCGTACAACAACTGATCCAAGAACAATGGGTCCAGCAATACGCCCTTGCCCTTACCAAAATAGCGGTGGGTCATGTGCGTGGAAAATATACCTCCGTAAATCTCTTTGGTGGAGGTCAATTAAATTACAACGATCTTTTGACGCAAGGATTGAAAGAAAAAGAAGAACTTGAAAGACGACTTTATGAAGGTTCGGCTCCGGGACTGGGTGATGCCGCCCCCGTACAGCTATTAATTGGTTAATTTTAAAAACAATTATAGTTTGAATTTGAAATGATACCTTTGCAAAAAAACAGCCGATTTATTCAAGGAGTGTTTGTTCCTAAAAATGAAAATAAATATGTGGGGAAAAAACCCATCATTTATCGTTCATCCTATGAACTTAAATTTTTTCGTTTTTGTGATGACAATACAAATGTTTCTCGTTGGGCAAGTGAAAGCATAAAAATTCCATACTTTCATCCTTTTGAAAAAAGCATTCGTTTATATCATGTGGATTTGAACATGGTTATAAAAGAGGGAGATGTTTATAAAAAATATCTTGTGGAGATTAAACCAGAAAAACAAACACGAAAACCAGATTTCTCAAACAGCAAGTGTAGAAAAGCCACAATGCTCTATGAACAAATGACTTATGTAACAAATTGTGCAAAATGGGAGGCTGCTAAGGATTTTGCCAAAAAATATGATATGGAATTTTTAATATTAACAGAAAAAAATTTAAAAATAAATCCATGTAAAAAATAACAAAAATTAATAAATATTTAAACAATGAGCGAAGCCCTTAAATTAATCGTTGAACGTCCAGCCAGCAACGACGATTTTGAATATGTTTTAGAGGAAAAAAATCCCAATCAACCGGCTACTCTTTATATCAAAGGTCCTTACATGATGGCAGAACATATGAATCGTAATCGTCGCATATATAATCTGGATGAAATGGCAAAAGAAGTGAGTCGCTATACAGGAGAAATGATCAAAAACAACCGTAGCATGGGTGAGTTAAATCATCCTCAAACACCAGAAGTAAATCTGGAACGTGTTTGTCACATGGTAACTGAACTTCGCCAAGAAGGAAATGTATTTTTTGGAAAAAGCAAAGTTCTCAGCACACCCATGGGCATGATTGTTAAAAGTTTGATTCAGGATGGAGTCAAAGTTGGCATGAGCAGCCGTGCTCTGGGAAAACTTACAGAATCAAGCAACGGCTCCAATAAAGTTTCCGATTTTCGTTTGGTTGCCATTGATTGTGTTGCAGATCCGTCGTTTCCCAAGGCGTTTGTGGATGGTATTTTAGAAAGTAAACAGTTTGTTTTGAAAGAAAGTGGACAATATGAAGAAGTTTATGATAGCTTCGCATCTGCCCTTTCCAATCTTCCAAAAAATGATGTGGAAAATTTTCTTAAAGAACAGGTGGTTTTATTCTTTAGAAAACTAAGTAGTAAAAGCTAAATATATAAAACCATGGACAATCAGCAAAAACCCCTAATCAGCAACTTTCTAAAATGTCTCACTGAAAAGGACTATAGCAACGCTAAAAAATCTCTGCAGGCGGTCATGGACATTAAATTGCAAAATCGTATTCAGAACACCGTCAAGGAGTTAAAAAAATAAAAAAATCAAAAAAATACAAAGGATTTAAATAAATAATTTTATGAGCAAAAATGTTGTCGATGTACTCAAAGAGGCCACAAAGGACATTCTCACTGAACAAACACTTAATGAAATTCAACAGGCTTTTGAATCTAGCGTGAATGAAAAAGTAAAGATACACGTTGAAAAAGCTTTGGCCGAACAAGATGAAGATCACAGCAAAAAGCTGGAAGCTCTTGTTGAAGCCATCGATAAGGACCATGTTGCCAAGCTGAACAAAGTTGTGGCCGCTATTGATGAAAATCACAGCGGAAAACTAAAATCAATTGTTGAAAAATACCAAAAAGCTCTTGGCAATGAAGCCAAAGATTTCAAATCCGAAACCATCAATGATATCAGCACCTATCTGGAAGCTTATCTTGATGAGGTCGTACCTGCCGAGGACATCAAAAAGGCTGTTGCCAACCGAAAAGCCAACGACACACTCGCCAAGGTTCGCAATCTTTTAGCCGTTGATGCCGCGATTGCTCAAGACAGCATTCGTGAAGCAGTAATGGACGGTAAGAAACAATTAGATGAAGCTCGTAAAGAGCTTGAAAGCGCTAAAGGGCGCGTAGTAGTTCTTGAAAAAGAACTCAATAATACAAAAGCCTCGCTTCTGCTTGAACAGAAGATACGGGAGCTTCCTGAAAACAAAAAGAAGTTTATCCAAAAACTTTTGGGTAATAAGACTGTTGAATTCATCAACGAGAACTACGACTATACCCTTAAACTCTTCAACAAAACTGAAGAGGAGCGTCTTTCAACCATTCGCGACGAAGCCGCCAAGCAAACCGAAACTGTGGATCGCGTCGTTGTTGAAGAAGCTGCAACTGAAAATCCTGTTGCTTCTGAAAACAACGATTTCACAAAAGGTTATCTTAGCGAACTGAGCCGCTGGTAATTTTTCTGAGGTTTATAGCCTGAGATATTTGACAACGGTTTCCGTTGTTGGTCGATAATTAAAGGAGAATGTAATTAATGAGTAAGCGTATCGCTCCTCCCACGAGTTACATCAATCAGTCTCGCGCCAAGAACCTTCTTGAGAAGTGGGCACCCGTTCTCGATTACACCTCGGATTCCGTCCAGGCCATCGAAGACGATCACACACGTCTCAACACCGCCATGCTTTTGGAAAACCAAGAGCAATGGTGCCTCAACGAAGACAATACATCCGGTAACGGTGGTGTCTTTGGTAGCGGAGCTTCTATCGGTGCGGCATTCAATCCCCCTGGCAAGATCACCTCTGGTGACAACTATGCCACGGGCGATGCTCGTTTGCCCAAGATTCTGATTCCGATGATTCGTCGTACATTCCCCGAACTAATCACCAACGAGATCGTAGGCGTGCAGCCCATGAGCGGTCCGGTTGGTCTTGCTTTCGCTCTTCGCTACAAGTATCTGGCTAAACAGCTGGGTAACACGGGCGTTGACGGCAGCGATACCAATGCTAACGGAGCTCTGGGTGTTCCTTATTCGCAGGTCAATGGTGCTGAACTTGGTTTTCAGCTTCTTGACACGCGTTATACTGGTACTTCGTCTTCTCAGCTTTCTGGTGCCTCCCCTTCGCAGCCGTATGCCAATGAATTCACAATGCTTGGCACTGACAAAGGTGTTGCCCAAATTCTGAGCCAATTTGAACTTACCGGACGTATTCCTCAGATTGAGGTTTCTTTCGAGAAAACCGCAGTCGAAGCCGGAACACGTAGGCTCGCCGCTCGCTGGTCCGTAGAACTTGAGCAAGATCTTAAGAACATGAACGGTATCGACATCGACACAGAGTTGACCAACGCTATGAGCTATGAGCTACAAGCTGAAATCGACCGTGAGATGATCATCCGCATGATTCAGGTCGCCCTCAATGCAGGCTACGGTTCAGGATATTCCGTATGGTCCCCGGCTTCCGCAGACGGTCGCTGGCTAGTTGAACGCAATCGCGACTTCTACCAGAGACTGATCATCGAAGCCAACCGTATTGCAGTTCGTAACCGTCGTGGTGCTGCCAACTTCATCGTTGCCACACCTCGCGTTTGCGCAATTCTGGAAATGCTTCCTGAATTCCAGTGGGTACCGGTCCAAGGCAATGTCAACACTCAACCTGTTGGCGTGGCCAAGGTCGGTAATCTCGGTGGTCGGTTTAATGTGTATCGTGATACACGCACGGACGCGCAGGCTGAGAACCTTGGGGCATTCCCTGGATCTATCACAAACCCGCAGCGTTCCACACGGCTCGAGTATGCCCTTCTGGGCTACAAAGGTCCGGAGTATTACGACACAGGTATTATCTACTGCCCGTACATCCCAGTTCTCGTTCAGCGCACGATTGGTCCTAACGACTTCTCGCCTCGCGTTGGATTGATGACTCGGTATGGCGTGGTGGATAATATTTTCGGGGCTAACCTGTACTACCACGTGATTATCGTCGTGGGTCTGGGTCAGCCGTTCACACCGGCCACACAAAGCGTCTACTTCTAAAAAAGTAGATACTGAGTGGAAAAAGAAAATTTTTCACACGGTAAGTCCCGTGAAATTTAAAGAAGGGAGTCTTGCGGCTCCCTTCTTTTTTTGTCTAAATATAAATAATATGATGAAGTTCAAGCAGTTTTTTCTGAGAGAATTCAATATTCCTTATAATGGAGAACAAGAATTTGATCTTTTATCCGGATTAATTAATAATTTAAACAAATATATTCAAAATACATATGACATGGAAAATAATATATTATATTCTGCAGACGAAAAACAGAAGATTTTATCAAAAAGATACGAACACACCAACCGTGTATGGCAAAACATGATACACCCCAAATTAGAAAAAATGAAAGAAATGGACCCGGGAAATGTGAAGTTTTTACCTAAAATTCTTACAATTCCATCACCAAATTAATAAATATTTAAAATAAAACATATGGCTTATCAAGATGATATTATGGATGTGCGGGAACGTGTAACTCGCATTGAAACCAAACTGGACCATGTGATCAATAAAATGGATGATCATCATAATCGTCTTAGAAATATTGAAAAATTTAAAACAAAAATCGTGGGAGGGGCCATAACTATTTCAGCGTTAGCAACTTTTCTTTGGGATATCATTAAAACAAAATTTGGAATTTAACACGAAAAAAGATAAATATATTATATAGTATTCATATAATTCACAAATCAAGTTTTAAATCCCAATAGCGTTAATCCTCCTTATGTTCACACAAACAATTACAGTTTGAGTGGAAATGAAGTGGATTTGCAATTTGTGGGATCCAACGTTGAATGTGTTGCTTTTCAAAATCCTTCAGTATCTTTAACCGAACAACTCGTCACTCTTTCTGCAAACCGAACAACAAGCACAACCACTGATTCAGTTCAAGTTCGGGTTGATTGTGCATATCAGGGTGTGCAATTTGCGGTGGTGTATAAGAATCGTACCAGATCATTGTTTACTGCGAACACAGCAGTGATTGTTCCTAACGGGCAAACTTTGACAGAAAATGAAACAGAAACCAGCTATCCTAACCTGTGTCGTCTTGTAAATCTTGGTTATATCTAAAGATTACTCAAAACCAAATCAGTTCTTTCTTTAATTGATCCTGTTAATTGAATTACTTTTTTGAATTTTACAATAGGTTCTTTCAGGTAATTTTCAAAAATTGCCTTGATTACTGATCTGTACTCCTCATCTGCATTCCGGTAATCATCGTTTTTAACGGGAACACCTTGCGTATCGCAATAAAATAAAATGTCAATATGCTCATGGATTTTTTTAAACATGAGTTGACCATAATCATATACCCACGGACTATTCTTACCAATGCTTACACTCCAATCGCTATATACCACACCATCCAAAAGCCACCGGTCATAGATGTAATGCCTGCAAACGTTTTGTTTTGGTTTGATTAATAAATCATCAATATATGAATTAAAAAGCAAAACCTGAGAAACATCATCCCCTTGTTCATTGATACCATAACCATAATCTTTTAATTTTCTGGCGCTTCCTTTTATCAACAAATAATCCTCTTTGTTTAAGAAATTATCCAGCAAGTGCCGTATCAATGTGCTTTTGCCAGATGCTTGAGGACCGGAAAATGCTATTTTCAACTGTTTTATGTTACTAAATCTCAAAGGTTTTTCAATGTTGTAAAAGAGTTTTGTTTCATAAATAATTTTATGGCCGAAGATATTCCAGCAGCTTTATTGACAAAATTAGCTCCGGAAATGAATTTAAGTCAGCTTAAAAAAATACTGTCTGTTCCTTCTTTGGATGACTTGTCTCAACAGCTGTCTCAATTAAATCCAGAACAAATATTTGGATCAATTCAGCTTCCTGGTGAATTTTCAAATTTGACAAATTTCAACATGCAATTTGGAAACATAAAAGATTATTTACCCATAAAAGATTTTTTACCACAATTACCCTCTCCTCAAATTCTTGATCAAACCATAGCAAATGTCACACAAGGATTAAACATACCAAATCAACTTCAGGGATTGGTTCAATCCTATCTTGGAAACAATTTTCAAATTCCTGATTTTTCCAGCGGTCAAGTGGATATTCAAAGTGTGTTTAGTGGAACATTTTCACAATTTGCATCTTTTAACACAAACAACTTTAATTTTGCAAAAGGACAAATTTTGGGAAATCTTCAGGGAATACAAGGAAATTCTAATATTAGCTCTCTTGTAAACAGCATTCAAAGCAGCATTCCTTCTCAATTTTCTCCAAAACAAGCTCTAGATCTTTCCTCCAACACCAATACATTTAACAATTTTATAAATAAAAGTTCTGAAAAAAGTTCATTAAATCTCAACAACCAGGTGAAACAAAATGCTCAAAGTTATCAAAGCAGTTTTACTGGGGGAGACAATACTCAGGTCAAAGCAGGACCTATTCCCCCCAATTCAGTATCTCCAAATGATTTTAGAATTAACGCCGTGGTTACAACTTACAGCGCCGAACAAAGATTAGGAAGAGGAGGGGATGAATGGTCACAAAAACGGCAAAGCTCCACATCCAAAGACGGTGAACCTAATTTAATAGAAGGTGTGAGTTGTGCAGTAGATCCAAGTCAAATACCTTATGGAAGCAAAATTGTTTTTGATAATCCTGCCATAGGCACACGGGTTGCTATGGATACTGGAGAAGCGGTATATCGTCAGGATGCAGCAAGAAAACGAGGAATAGTAAAAGGTGATAATCAAAGCTCATATTATCCTAGTGATCCAAACTTTAGTAAAGGAAGCACCGTAGGTCAAAGAACTGTACAAGCAGCACAAAGTTATTTGGGTGTTACAGAAAAGGGAAGCACAAACACAGGATCACAATTAAATCCATTTTTCCAAGCAGGAGGAGGTTCTCAAGGTCAACCGTGGTGTGCCGGGTTTGTGAGCGCAGTTACCCAGCAAGCCACGGCAGGAACCAACACTCCTGCTCCAAGAACTATGCGAGCATATGGCATGGAAGATTTTGCAAAAAGCGGAAAAGCAGAAATATTCAGATATGGTGAAAAACCTCTTCAACCCGGAGATATTATCACATACAAATACAGTCACACAGGAATTGTGGAAAGTGTAAATTCAGATGGTTCATTCACCACAATTGAAGGAAATACCAGTGGCCGAGACATGGATCGGGAAGGTCAGGGAGTTTTTCGTAAATTTAAAAAGAATGGAAATACAGTAAGAAACGTAATACGTTTACGGGATGAAAATCAACAACCCCAACAAGTAAAAACTCTTACAGTGGATATATACTTTGATACGGAGCAATCAAGATTGAATTTTGAAAAAAACGTACTTTCAGGAGGAGAAACACAAGAAGCAACTGTGCAGCCCCCTAAAAGTGGTGTTTATTCACAAACCGTAACATATCCGAGCGGAAGAAAAATACAGGCATTTTATCCAGAAGGTTATAAACAATTAAAAAGTAGATCAGCTGAAAATCTTTTGAAGGTAGCAGAAAACGCATAATATGAAAAGATATGATGGTCATTATTTGGGAATAGTGGTTCAAAACAACGACCCGGAACAACGAGGTCGGGTTAAAGTATTTGTTCCTCATGTAACTCCTTCGGTTTACAATAAATGGAATGAAGTAAAAGTGGACAAAGAATTTAATTTTATAGGTCAAAATCTTAACAGCAGCATCAATGATATTCTTGATGATTTAAAGAAAATTCTTCCTTGGGCGGATTGTGCCACACCTTTGTTTGGAGCTAGTTCCGGGGGAAGATATAACGCCACAGAAAAATTTGGAAGCATCAGTGATAGTGCGTTTTTAGAAACCTGTAAACCCCAGGAAAACTATCAAACCACCCAATTTAGTCAAAACACCGATGGTATCGGGGAAAAACCCGGAAACATAGTTGAACGGGCAACTGTTCCTTTAAGCGATGCTTTTAATTCGGCTCCTGCCAACAACGTGGCTCATGTAAACCCGAACACATATGGATATGTGCCAGGGTGTTATAGTAATCGAGCCAAAGGAATTTTCTGCATACCTAACGTTGGATCACACGTGTGGGTTTTCTTTTTTGACGGAAATCCAATGCGACCTGTTTATTGGGCATCCAGCTTTAGCGGGGCGGATTGGAACGGAGTATATCAGGACGATTATGGGGTTGCCGAGGATTATCCAGGTGCCTATGAAAACCTGGATGCCAACAATTCCGATCTTAAAGTGCAACGAAGCGATGTAGAAACATACCGAAATAAAGCGGTCATATCACAAAAAGGCGGAGTTCTGGAATTTGTAAACACAGATACCAAGGAAGTTTTAAAATTAACACATTATTCTGGATCATTTTATGAATTTAACAACTCCACCACCAGCCGTCTTTCCGTTAAAAATGACCAACAGCTTGTTTTAGAAAATAAATTCACAACTGTAAAAGGAAACAACAGTTTGTTTGTGGGTGGTGATCTGGATATTATTGTAAAGGGAAATTATTATTTCAAAATAGGTGAACAGGATCCTCAACATCAACAACAGTGGAAGACACAAATGGATGCTGTTGCGGATCTCAAACAACTTTTTGAAATAGACAGAACCAAAAAAACAAACGGGGATCCAAACCGAACAAGCAGCATCAATCAAAAACAAAAAGGAAAACCAGGTCCTTGTCCTGTTTGTTCTAAAGACCGAAAATATTACGCCGTAAACAACAAATTCAATTCAGTAATTATTCCTGTCGTAACATTCACAAATAACGGAGTAGACAAATACGAAACTGTGGATCCTAAAGGCAAACAACAGGACGGGCAACTCATAGCCTTTCCACCCACCAATCAGTGTCCGGTTTGTAACAATACAGGAAAAAGCACCAGCAGCATGGACGGGAAATGGGAGGAAAATCCTGAAAAACAAAAACTAGATCAACTTTACAAGCAAAAAGTCATAGAAATGACAAAAATAGAAGAAAACATGGGTAAAGGAGGGAGTTTGGTCACAGAAATACCCAAGCATAAATTTGACATGATTGGACAGGTTATGAATGATTTTGGAAGCGTTCGTATAGATCCAAGTGGAAAAATGTATAATTATAAAGTTCAAGTGGGTGAACTGGGAGTTTTTGAAAATCAAAAACCCAGTCCTTTGATAGAGCCTGTTCATGTGGATGATCTTCCCGGGGGAAATTACACAATAAACGCCTGTAACAGATATACTCTTCAGGTTGGGTCCGGAGGAATCAGTGTAAAAACACTGGGTCCCATAGAAATGAGTGGGACCTTAACCAATATTGCCGGTCAACAAACCAACATAGGAGCAGAATATGAACTAAACATTGACGGGGGAAACCGCACAGTAATTACCAGTGATATTCTGGTTCTGCGCCAACGCAACTATGAACAGGTAATGGTGGATTCAAGCCTGGGAGTAAGTCGCAATCTTGTGGTGGGTGGAGGTGCTCATATTGAAGGTGAACTTACGGTTCACCACATTACTGCTCCGGTTGAGATACAAGAA